TTTGTTGGTGCATCAATAATCTTACCGTCGGGAAGTATGAATCCCCAGTTCGTGTAATTGAGTAGATGTTTTCCTTCCATCAACATAGGTAAATCAAGAGGCACTTCTTTGCCTTCATATACACCGAAAGATCCAATATCGGTCGATAGAAATTCTATCTCCTCTTCACTTAAATCCATAGAATTCATATTCTGACGATAATCCTCTATTAAGGCGAAATACGATCTGGAACCGTATCGGAATATAGATTCATAGATAGGTAGTTTATTGTCTAGATGGAATTTTTTTGCTTCTTCGATAAGAAATGACTTGTATGAATTCATACTAGTATTTATAAATATTGGTAATGTCAACTTGGTTATATGAAGATAAAGAGATGGTAGAAATTCCTGAAGGATATTTTGGATTCGTTTATTTGATTACGAATATCAAAACAGGCAGGAAATACATCGGAAAGAAACAGTTTAATTCTTATCGATCCAAGAAGATAAAGGGTAAGATAAGAAAGAAAAGGGTCATACTAGAATCGGATTGGAAGAATTATTGGGGATCTTGCGAAGAATTGAAACGAGATGTCGCCGAATTAGGTATGGATGCCTTCAAAAGAGAAATTTTGAAGTTATGTAAGACCAAAGGTGAATTGACTTACTCTGAAGTAGAATATCAGATAAAAGCAGATTGCCTGACCGCATTAGACGAATGGGGCAATCGATTGTACTACAATTCAAATATAATGAGTAGGTGGTTTAGTAAGAGTTAAGTGATTCTTAATATATTAATATAAGTTATACTATTCGGAATTCCGAGTTCGGTTTGTGAATTGTTTTCTGTTATATTTTCTATTTTGATAGTTCCAGAACTAACTAGAGTTATTACACGTAAATCATCTTTAATCTGCTGAGTCGTTGAAGTAGATATTGCTGTTCCTATTAAACTGTTTTGTAATCTATAAGTCGAAGAGTAACCGGAAGGGAATGTTGGTCCAGCAGAATATCTAGCTCCAACTTTATAACTTCCGGCAGGGACATTTGTTATATTAAATTCATGAATTTTGGATGTATTAACTGTAGGCGAACCAAAATAACCACCAGAGTTATTCAATTGAATTGAAAATATACTGCCAATTGAAGGAAATATGCTCGATCCAGTAGGTGTTGTTGTTATAGTTGTTAACACAAACGAATCACTGTTTGGGTTATATGTCCCATCAAAAGTACTAGGAATTACAAATGCTTGGTTATAATAGAAAGATAAAGATCTTTGCGTGTTAGCTGGACCAATCGAAAATGGGTTAATCACTGAAGAACTAGCACGAGTAAATGTAATTACATCTGCAATTGATATTTCACCACTACTTTGTAGAGGCATTCTTCAACTCCTGAATTTGTAACTTCAATTCTTTGATACCTTCGATTAGAAGTGGCACTATCTTTTCATATCTGACAGTCAAATAATTTTCTCCAGATTTACTTGTTCCGTCTTCCGCAATATCAAATGGCGCAGCAGTAACAGCTTCTGGAAGTACTGAATGAATTTCCTGAGCGATAACACCAACTTGCTTCGAATAATCATTGTAACCATATTTTTCGGCTAGTTCATTTTGAGTAAAAAATACACCTGATATTTTTTGAATTCTATCTAATGCTGAATCGATAACTTCAATATTATCTTTAAGTCTCTTGTCTGAATAATATGCTGTTATGTTATTTGTTGCTCTGATCTCACCCGCTATTCCTGATGCAGCGGTCCCTATCCCCAAAGACCCAAATTGAACATTGTTACTTATTCCTAGATTTTGATTAATAGTATACTGTGTTATATTTAATGATGTTCCTGAAACACTTCCTCCAATTGGAGATAAAAATAATTTAGTACCGCTTATTATTTGGTTTGTTGTTGTGTCCACAGCACCTATAACTTTTGTTACATTTAAAGAAGTAATCCAAGAAGGATTGGAATAAGAACCTGAAGTAGAGACCCCATCAGTAATACCAAAACCGGATATTGTGGTGGGTTTAGATGTAATACCAGACCAAGCAACTGCCGAAGCGGTTGCTGCATTACCGGAAATGCTTCCTGTTATAATCCCTGAAGAAGTTAGAGATTGAACTGTAACTGCACCCCCAAATGATCCACCCCCAGAAACAGTCAATGAACTCAGAGTACCTATAGAAGTGAGCGAAGAACTTGTTATAGTACTACCCAGTGAAGTCGAATTTAATACAGAAACCCCACCTATTCTATATGCAGTGCTTGTATTAACATCGCCAGTCACATCCAGAGGATAAGCTGGTGTTGAATTAACAACACCCACTCTATTATTAGTTCCACTAACAACTAAAGTAGATGTATCAACAACCAACCCACCAGCAATCGTCAAAGTATCTGTTGTTTTATTATATGTTAATCCAGAATCGCCGCCCAAAGAAGATCCACCATCATTAAATTGAACTTGTGTATCCGAGCCACCAATAACAACCGGAGTTGCTATGTTAGATGGCCTTACTTTCTTCAGGGCCGAATCTGTTGCATCCCAAATTAATAGAAAATCATTTGTATAATTGACCGAAGTAATTTCTGGTTTGGTAGAAACAGAAAAAGGATGTAAAGCAAATTTAAACTGAGATGCGTTTGAATTCGAATATGGTTCATCAAATACCACATCACCGGGAATCAGATTCTTATTTTTCCATTCAGTATCATATACCAATAAATTAGTATTGGTTGGTGAGATTGATGAAAATGAACCACCACTTGTAGTGAATAGATCTACAGAATCCATCAGGCGATTTAGCTTGTCTGCCCATTGTGCCAAAGAATCCGTACTTTTTAATCTTGAAACTGAATTGGACATTAATTTACCTTATTAGATAGAGAGATGATTAACTCTTTAATATGAGTCAATTCTTCCTTTAGATTATTTATTTGATCGATTGATGCTTTCAATTCCTTGACATCTTCTTTCAACTCTTCAACTTCTTTCTTTTGATTCATTCTCTTCTTATATTCTTCTTTGGCCTTAGAATCAGAAATAATTAAGGCTTTTGAAGATAAATCACGGTATATATTTGCTTCTTCTGTTTTGATAATCATATTACAGTGAATCTAATGCGATTGCTCTAAAATCTGCAATTCTAGGAATGATAGAAGTATTAGAAGATAAGAACACAACTTTGACAGCGAATTCATTGAAATCTTCGTACAAAGCCGAATTAACTGCATATTTAATTACCGAAGTAGTACTAGGTAAATCAGAGGGTGGTAAATACACATATTCCAAAAACTCATTGGTGTTTCTAGAATATGCATTATCACCAGGAACTTCTCTCACCATTTCAACCCATGGTTTAGAAGTAAATAGTGTTGAATCTGTTTCGGATTTAATCTTATAATAAACCTTAATATTCGTACCAGAAGGTCTTGCTGCTGTTAGATAAACCTTCAAGTAATTTGCTGGTTCCTTCAAAGTAACTCTTCTTGTGATATACTTCGAAGCGGCGTCTCCACCAGAAGCATTAGTTTCATTCGTTGAATTATTATTGACTACATTTTCGATTGCCAAGAGAGAATTTTTCTGCATATCGATAATCGGTGAGATATATCCTTTAGATGCAGTAGAAACAGTTCCCGCAATCTTCTGCTTAAAGCTCTCTGATGTAGCAAGAATTTCCCTCTGTCCGACAAATTCATAATTATTATTCGAGATGAATGAGGTATAAGAAAATTCTAGAGTTCCACCAACGGGCTTAGACACAAATGAAGTATTCGTAAAAGCGTTCTTGAAATCAATCACTGAGTTACCAACCCAGATAACATCTGCCTTACCGTTTCCTTCTCTCTTACCAGTAAATGTTAGAGTTCCACTCACATTACCCGAGTTAACGACAGATAGAGTTATGGCGAATCCTCTGATATCAGTTACTACTGCGCCAGATCCAATTCCAGGTCCAGAAACCACTTGACCGACCGAAATGCCAGTAATATCGGAAACATTAACAATCAAAGCACCACTCGTGCCAGTTCCAGTAACTGTTCTGGTAATAGTAGAAGGATAATCTGATAGAACTATTTCGAATGATCCGGTAGAAAAGTTACATCTCTTCAAGGTAAATTTCAAGTCTTGAGTTTGTTCTGCTGTCCAAGTAGAAGAATTCTGTGACTTGAAGAAAGAACCGACATATGGTTGTTCGGTAATTAACTCAGTTGTTCCTAGCTTATTCTTACCAATTTCTGCAACATATACTTCATAATTGTTTGAATTGGCTAAAACTACTAGTGAATATTCCCCTGGTTCTAGATACACAACAGCAGGAAATACGAAATTCGTTGCAGTAGATCCATCAGTTGAAGTATTAACCGATCCTGGCGCAAGAGTTTTCTCGGTAAAAGGTAGTACCTGTGTTGAAGAAGGATAACCATTAACAGTTGGTCTAATTTGAACTGTTACAGGGATTGTGGTATCTTTAGTTCTGAAGAATAAATCAACTGAATTGATAAACAATCCTTCAGGATAAATCACAGGATCGACGAAGAAAGTTTGTGCAACCGGATCAACGGGAACCGGAATTTGGGGTTCCGGAATTCTGATATTGATTGTTTCTAGTTGCTTGTGATTCAAAATACCATTTGCAGTAAATCTTGCTTGTGCGAAAGTAGTTTCTAATTCTTGATTATTCGAAGGATTGTCAGATAATCTGAAGATTCTATCACCAGTCAAGAATCTATTTGCCGGAATTCTGAATGTGCCAGATATTGTTCCGCTCGAATCAGTGGTTAGCATACCACCAAAAGATCCAGCAGTAGGAGAGACATTTGCCCCGACAGAAACACCATCGAAGAATGGATAAACTACTGTATTTGGTTTCATACCAGTTACTGAGAACCCAACATCAATCTGTCTCATCCAGGGAATTGAAGACACATCAACTACTCTCTCACCCAAATTAATAGTAGTGGTATTAATCGAAGAAGTGATTCTATTCGGAGTAAACCAATTGTTAGTTGTAGTTGTTCCGTTATTGCTCGTTATTTCCACTGTAGGAGTTACTGCCGCAGCACCTAACTGAGCAGGAACAATCTCACCAGTGACACCAGAGACCCAGGAAGGAACACCGTCAATTTCCTGATAGAACCATCTAAGAGGATCTGTTGGTGATCCTGGTCCGAATAATGGAACTATAACTGACGGAAGAGATGCACCTAATTCACCATTAGCTAGTCTCTCTTCTAGTGTCCAATCTTGTTCGACGCCGTTGAATGTTTCTTGCCAATTATTCCATCTAGATCCAGCCCAATCAGTACCGAATGCCAGATTATCATTATTACCTTCTATATTAATGATATTTGCTGGACGATAAACATCGTCTTTCCAGAAATCAGCAGAAGGATCTAGAGACATCGTTCCACGCCATGAGAACACAGAGAATGGATTTACATTTACCCATTGAGAAGCGAATGGTTGAACGATGAAATTTGATTCGGTAAATGATCGGGTAACAAGAGGACCACGTTGTGTATAACCAGATGATTCTGATGCTTTTAGGGTAAGATCATACGCTTTTGTATTGAATCTCGGTCTGGCTTCATTATTCTTGTAATCAATTGAACACTTATAATCCGAATTAAATACATCACCAATAGAATGTCCTCGGAAAGAATCAACGACAAATCCATTCTTGAATCTATCGTTGCCGCCCGCATCTTTGACATCCATAGAGGCTGTTTCTTTTTCGAGCGATGAAAGTAGAGTATAATACTCAATCTTCTCGATTCTCTTCTCCAACTTACCGATATCACGCATTGTATATCTCTTATTTTCGACATACTTTACTTGAACATCTAGATTATTGAATGTATATGGATTCAAGTAAATTGAATATAAAGTCATTCCATTATCCAGGTCCTTAGGAGGTTTAGGATTAATAGAAGATACCCCAGAAATTACTTTGAATTCTCTATCAGTTGTTGCGGCAATCTTAACAATCTTCGGTAGATAATATGAAATATCCGCATTCATATTAGTTCTTGCAATTGGTAGATTGTTTGTTGCATATGTATTAGAAGTAACTCTTACTGGTCTGAAATCGATGCAATTTCTTAGATCAAGAATTTCACCAGTAGAAGAAACATAATTCGGTACATCATCATAATCAGTATAAGAATCTACGTTAAAGAATCCGGAACCAGTCGAAGAGAAATACTCATAGAAAATTACGATAGCACCTGATGGTGCAGTTTGTCCGGGGCTTAGGGTTACCGACGCAAATTCATATGAAAAATCTCTTTGTCCATTATCAAATGAATATCTGCTAGTTACATCTTTCGAATTATCAAACCAATCACCTTGATTTGTTGAATTTACAATTTTTACGATTCTAATTCCATCGGCTTTTCCTAATGAAATCGTACCGGAAGAATTAGCAGAATATTTTCTACCATTAGCAAGATCGTCGGATGCCGCTGTTGGTGGGGCGATTTGATAGACAGTAGAAGTATTTGGTATAGAGAGGGAATCGAAATTGGGTGAAATTGTAGCAACCCTTGTCGAACCTCCTACATATCCTGTAATTGTATAAGTTGTTGCACCGGAACCAGTACCTGAAATTAACTTAATCATACAACCATTATAGAAACTATCCGCACTAGAAGCAGTAGTAGCCAAAGTAATTGTATTTAAAGTTCCAGCTTGTGCAGTTCCGGTATGGGTCTTAACTGAAACTTTTGTTTTGGTTCTCGAAAGTGAATTGTTCACATTTACCGAAGCGATAATCGAAACTGTATTAGTTGGTGTTGGTGAAAATCCTGAAAATGCTGCCGTTTGAACAGATCCACCACCAGGAGCATCTAGTGTCAGGGTGTATGTAGTTAATTGTTCACCTGTTGTATCATCAATTACGATGTAATGTTCATTCTTTGTTGTCGTATCTTGAGCAGATCCAGCAGTTCCTTGGAATCTTTCGCTACTATTGGCTGTTTGGATTTGAACTGAGTTTGCACTTACAGTTCTATTTGCAAACACTCTCTTAGTCGAATAATCAGTATCCGCTGCGCCCAAACCATCAGTAAAAGTCTTGAGGCTATTCAAACCAGTTTTGAATACATATGATCTCAGATCAGTTTCATATAGAGTATATGGTGATTCTAGCGGGAAAATCTTAGTTCCGGCTACGTTTCTCACAGTTCTTACATCAGAAAATGTTCCTGATGTTAGAGTAATATTGAACAAATACAATTTGTATTGTAATGGTGAAGTATTTGCGTTATGAATCTTAATCGATGAAACTTGACAAGTACCAATAGCAGAAGAAGCATTATATAAACTTAAAGATTCCAATGCAGCTACATCAGGAAATCCTTCATCTAAAGTCACAATAACATAGTTACCGTAATTTAAAGGAACGTCGTATCCCGAATAAGTTTCGAAATCTCGGGCTTTATCGATATCTACCGATTGTCTTGAAATCGTTTCAAATTCATATCCCTTGACATAACCTTTACCGGATTCAAGATACGCACGAAGTTTTGTATCGTCAGTCGGATGATTTTGAAGATCAAGAATGAATGGCTTTACTGTATAATCACCAGATTCGTCGAATGTTCTTCTGGCAAGAGTTCGTTCAATCTCAGAATAAATTGGTCTTGAAATTTGTTTATAAAGAGACCCGGATCTTACTTCGAGTAACTCAATGAACTTATCAGTATCGGTGGTGTAATTGAGATCTTTAGATTTCAACACAAGATTAATCTTTAATCTATGTGCTCCTGGTGCGGCATAATTGTAAGAACCGTTTGCGTTATCGAGTAGAGTTGAATCTTCATTTTCGGTGACAAATTCTAATTCAGACAACAACCCGGCTTTCTTATCTGGGGTACTTGAATACTTATCTAGATAAGTTGTTTGTTGTGAATTAATTACAAAGATTCCTTTGGTATAGAATATACCAGAATCAATTGAAACAGTAGAAGCATTACCATTTGCAGAAGTTGTAGCTGTCGTCGCAGATGTTGCAGTTCCTTCAATTGTGATAATTTCATTATCAGCAAAAAAGAATCCGTTAAGAGGCTTATAAATTAAAGTCTTTGGATCACCTAGTGTATCTTCATCATTATCAGCAACCGCAACAACTAATCCTCTTGCACTAGAAGTAGAACCAACAATAACTTTATTCAAGAAATTTTGAACATCAACTTCAATTGTGTTATAATTATCCTGAATCTTTAGATACTTTGGTGTCTTCGTATCGATTGTTGTCATACCACCAATAACAATCGATCCTTCTTTGAATATATGATTACCGAATCTTTCTACTTGGGTTTGTAGAATAGCCTGTAATTGATTTAATTCTCTTGCCTGAACTGCATATCCAGGACGAAACAGAATTCGTAAGAAATCTTTTGTTTCTGGAGAAAAATCATCAAAATAAGGTGCTGAATTTAATTCGTTAATTGCGGCCATCTTTTATATTTGCCTCTATCTTATTTAGTAGCTTATTACTACCTTCACATCTTCAATTTGATCTGGATATCTTGTAATTAATTTTCTATTTTCGATGTAGAGAACCTCACCAGTATTCTCTTCTAATTTTTGTTCTTCTATTCCTGTTACAGTAGAAGAAACTAAACTAGAAGTAATATTATTGGCACCATCAAAAACACCAGTCACTGTCGATAACCAAATTTTATTAGGTGTTGATGTAGAATCAAATTTAATCACTCTACCGGAAGCACCTGTGTTAGTTTGTGTCACTAAACTATCTTGAACGAATGGACCGTTTGTGACACTCCCGAGTGTGAGAACTACTGTTTGATTTACTACAGATGAATTTGATATGAACCCATAAACCGAAGAAGTATCCGGAATAACTGACCATGCTGGTGAAACTGTAATAGAAGGTGAGGTATAATTTGTTATATTTCTAATCTGCCCCTTTCCTTTTCCGTTAAGAATAATAACTCTTTTACCGGGATTAGGATAGTATGGTAATGTTGTATTACTACCTGCGGCGGCGATATGTGTAGTTGCTAGTCTGAGAGTTGTTGATGTTGAACCCGACTGAGAAGTATATCTAGACCCTTTAATAATAGGATTAGCTAGAATTGAAATTTGTCTGTAATCGTTAGTATCAACAATAGTGTTACCTTCAGAACCAGAAACTCTAACCTTAACCATTATATTAGTGGCACCCAGTTCATGAATTGGATCTGATCCATTAGATTTTGTAGAAAAATTTCTAACCAGAGCATTCAAACCAGTCGCCCCTGGAGTTGTAAACGAGTATCCTCTCGAAACAGTCAGACCAGTTGCCCCGACCAATGTATTTACTTTAACTTGCTCAGTATCTCCAATTTGGATAATATCACCAACATTTATATTAGAATTTGATATCACTCCAATAGCTGTTGATGAATTATTTATATTAGAATTCAATCTAGTTAGATTCGAATTCTCTTGAACATCCCATTGAAGCGATGTATCATCGTCTTTCAATGTTTTCACTGGAATCCAATTAGCGGTATAGAATCTCTGCGAATCACTGATGCTAACTGTGAATAGATATTTCCACACATAATTATCACTTAATGTAGTTGGTGTTATTGTGTCTGTTGATGTTGGTTTAATCGAACTGATTCCGCCAGAATTATTCGATAAACACTTATACACTTTCATCTCGTCTGTTATGATATAAAATGGTCTTAATTCAAAATTATTAACACTAACAGAAGAAGGAGGATCAATAGTTATATTTGGTGCTGTTGTATATCCTGATCCTGAATTTGTTATTGTGATTGATACGACCGATCCAGCAACAACCGTTGCCACAGCGGTAGCCTGCGTTCCTGATGGTGGTGGATCTATAGTAACAGATGGAGTAGATGTATACTCTGTGCCATTATTAGTAATAGTGACTGAAGTAGAAACACTACTACCTGATAATGTTATAGACGCTGTTGCTCTTATGAAAGTTCTAACCTTAGTTAAGAGGCTTATATCTTCGGATGTATTTAATTGCTGATATCTGGCATTAGGAATCCATGGGTAATTTCTAATTACATATGAACAATTTATCGAAGATATTCTCTTCGCATACAACATATCACTATATACGTCTCTGACTAGAGATTCTGAATCCATTGGATTGTCTGGAAGATTTTCATTACTCCAAGCAGTAGGATTCGAAAAACAAAAATAGTAGCTCTCAATATCAACATTTTCTAAAAAATGCTGTATGTTTTTAGATCTTAACTTGGATGTTATGATATTTGGCATGTTCCTTTATTCCTTAATAAAGTTATTTATTTACCCAATAATTGTTTTTTGTATTCTTATTGATGTTGATGATAACGTAGAGTAAGCGTTCAATTTAATTCTACCATCTTCTATATCAGATGAGAAATAAACAAATGGGTTCACAGAAGTATGTGTAACTGCATACTCAGTTATGAACGATTCTGAATTATTGTGTATTAATGATATATCTGATATTTGGTGATTAGATCCACTCGAAGCTTGAATTAAATACTTTATCGATCTTATTCCACCAACAATTAATTCGTTGAAATCTAAAGTAGTTAATAGAGTTCCCACTCCAATCATTTTAGATTCATATGTAGTTTCACCGAAATCATTTGTGAATGTGCTCACCTCGGTTACATATCCAATAGGACCAATTATGTTAATTTCGGGTTCGGTTAATTCGTTAATTATTTCACCAGTATTATCATACGTTTTGATGGTATTGACCGTGAAATTAAACGATCTATATTCAACATCAGCTAGTTCGAAATCTGGAGAATATGTGTCTTTAATTACATATACGTCTCCATTCGACTCATCATAATGTTGTATTGTACCTCTAGCACCTGTCGAATTCTGATATATAATTTCACCGATTCTTATTGTGGGTGAATCTATTTCAACTATTGGAGCAGATTCATAATTCACACCATTATTGATTAATGATATTTGTGAGATAGAATTTGCCGAAATTTCTACATAAGCTTCGGCTGGGAATTGACTGCCGCCTCCCTTGAAATTGATCTTAGGGATGGAATCATATCCAAATCCGGAATCTATTAAATCAACGGATACAACTGAATTATTCAACAACCTAGCATATGCCGATGCTCTTCTGAAAGGATTGTTGATATTGATAACAACCCCACCTGAATAAGAGAATTCTTTATAATAAGAATTACTGTTGATTTTATTCAAATATGTAACAGCTATAGCTTCATTTGTTATGTTTCCTACACCTATTATCTTAACTAACGGTGGAAATATATAACCCGATCCAGGATTAGAAATATTCAATTGTGTTATTGAACCGCCCGATAATGTTGCAGTCGCTGTTGCCCTTGTGCCAGAAGGGGGAGGATCTATAACAACAGTTGCTGGATTATATGCAATTGTGTTAGAACCAGTAGTTTTTTGTATGGTTAATGTTGTAGATGATAGTAAATTGGTGTAAGCAAATAACTTTACTAATCCGTCTTCAATAATGGTATCGAAAAATACGAATGGATTTGTTGAAGTATGCACTATAGCATATTCGGTTATATACGAATTCGAGTTATTGTAAACTAAAGATAAATCTGATATCTGATGATTAGATGCACTAGATCCTTGGATTAAGTATTTTATAGTTTTTGTACTACTAGTTAATAATTCAAAATCAATTAGTTTAGGTGTTGTGGTTATATTTAATAACTTATATGTAAGAGTTGTTTCACCAGACTCATTAATGAATGTGGAATTATCGGCAGTATAACCAGATCCCCCGTTAATAATAGCCAATTCCGATACAGAACTAGTCCAATAGCCAGAGTTATTATACAAATCAGGATAAATCCAATAAGTCGAGTCTGTCGTGGGTGCAGTTGTAAATGGAGAATTATAGACAACTTCTCCAGTATTACTGTTAAATGATATTATCGTTCTATGTTGTCCTAAACCCGGACCAGATGTTATATATAATCTCCAATTAACATATAGATGATTCTTCAGATCGACATCTGTATTATTGTAATTTATACCAGGATCTTCTGGAGCCAAAAATACCCTTGATGATGAATTATTAACAGAAAATAATCTTAGATTATCAATTATTCGGTATGAAATTACCCTCAATTCCGGTGTAGGGTTTGATAATTCGTTATCTAAAGTTACCGACCCAGAAGAGACATCAAACGAATTAATCTTTCTATACCAAGTATTATCAGATTGTGTTATAATAATCGAATATCCCAGAAAATCTGATTCCAGATAATCCATGGAACCAATATCATTAATTACCACACTTGAATTAGATGTTAATATAGATTGACCAGATATATCGATATATCCGTTAGGTATGGTATTTTTTTTGTATAAATCTATATCCTTTTTAATGGGTCCTAGATTATCTGAGGTTTGATCTAATATACCTAGTAGCGTATCATCTGCATCAATTGGATAATTAACTTCTGTTTCGTTAGTAACATCGAACGCAGCAGCAGCTTCTAGATTTAATCGGATGAAATAAATCAATCCGGCAGGATGAATGATATCTTCTAGTAGATTTTTGAAATCTTTAATGGAAGAATCTGATTGTAATTCATATGAGAAATCTTGATAGTAGAATGAATCCTGGATTTTCTTCGAAGAAGATGGTTGTCCACGATCATCTAGATAGTATCCGTCCGATTGATATATTACACCCTTACCTGGAGTTGGTACAGTATTACCAATTCGTTCTGCTATACCAGTAATGGGATAATTGAATAGGGTATTAACGCCAGTCGGACTTTGAAAATTTTGGTGTACGTTCGAAAGAGTTAATTCATATTCACCTGTACCCAGATCAACTATCTTCTGAATAATCGAAGAACATCCACACCCACTTACAATTCTCGCACCAGTATATAATTGAACGAAATCGTCGTATGAAGGAATAGATGGATCAGGAACAATTCGGGTCAGAGTATCTATGTTCCATCGCCCATCAGATACCCTTAACATATCATTTTTGGGATAATAGAAATCAACTGTTGTGTTAAACAGGATTCTATATAAGAATGTAATCGAATCTTCAATACCAGAAGAATTATAGAATTGCTTAATAAATCGAATGAATTTGGTTAATTCAACTGATTTAGATTCGTCAGAATATAAATTCTTCGGAAAATTAGGAACAAACTCATTGATAATAAATTCCTGTATTACCGGAATTTCTTCATCTAAATCTCTTGTATTGATTAATCGTTTTGTGGATTCGTTTATGTTGCCTAGATTATTTACGATAATTGGTGTTGCGGTTGCACCAGAACCAGAAGTATCTGAGATTACAATTCGCACTTTATCTTCATCCACATATCCAGAACCATACGAAGTTACTCGTATCTTTTCTAATCTCCCACGAACTACAAATGGTTCAAATATAGCACCTTTATAATCAGCAATATATTGATTGAATGTACCGGAATCTGGATTTGTGTCTAATAATTGAGCTTGAATTACCGGATTAGACGAATAAGATCTTCCGGGATTATCTACCTTTACGCAAATTAATTGTCCGACAGAAGAATCCAGGAAAGAGTAATATTGCTTGAGGAATTCTACGAATAGTGGATATTCATTCCTGATAAATTGCGGTATTTGATTTTCTAGAAATATCGATCTTTTGAAATCTAGATTCATTATTCTACTCTCACATCCACCGAAGTATCCTCATCTAGTATCAATAGAATAGTATTTCTTCTGGATGATATATCTCCGATAGCGAAATCTGAGGGTTTCGCAATAATATCGAATGTCCCGTCTGAATTTACAGAAGATGGGTTGAAATTTGTTATAACTACTTTTCCTGAAGTGTAATCGACAGTTCCTGTATTTGGCTTAACTATAACCTTTTCGGATAATGATGTCCCAGAAAATCTGTAGATTCTGATGTTCCCCAGCCCATCATCCTCGATATAGAAATCGGCATTTGATAACCCTAGAGTTTGGTCATTCACTGCCTTGAATGGAGTTCTGTTTCTGATCGATCCTGGATGAATTGGATTCTGAAAATCGATATTATATTGCAGAGAAGAATTTAGAGTTACTGGTATATTCTTTCTCAAAGAGATTTTCGTAATATTACCGATAATAGAATTATCTGAATCGTCGATATAA